GGAAACGATGTGGACTACCATGCCATGTAATCAGCGGCCTCGGCGCTATACCGGCCAGCGCCCCCGCAAGCGGCCCCTCCCCCTTCGTCATAGCTTGATGAATGCGGTAGGCAGCTTCGTTTGCCAGTGCTTTGGATCCTGCAGTAGCACCCTTGGCAACGCCCTTAGCCGCAGCAGGCAATGATGCAATACCCTGTCCCAAAGCCGCGATATTCCCGCCAGTAATCCCCGCCTGAAACTCAGGACTCGTCTTATCCTCTGGGAAGAAGTATTGCTGAATCCTCTCAGTGGTCGGCAGAGATTGCACAACATCAGGCAAGTTAGGCCAACTTTCAGGCTTCACTTCTTGATACAGGCTGGCGATATCCCCCGCCGCGCCCGGAACCTGTGCCGCGTATCCAGCAGCAGCGCCAGCGGCACCGGGGATTGCGCCCCTGATCAATCTCTGCGGCAACTCCGTTATAACCTGCTCTCGCGCCGCTTGCTGATTCGCCAGATACTGCCGGAAGTCTTTCTCATATTGAGATTGCTTCTGCGTAGGAATCCTAAACGGATTTACAGGCGCTTCCTGCTTGCTCTTGGCTTCACGGATTGCTTCCTCAACAAGATCGCCATCCTTCATGTGAGCAACACCACCATCCTTGAACTCAGATACAGACGGCCTGTCTTTGCCCAGCGACTTCATTACCGTATCAAGCCATTCTTGATTCAGTTCCTGAAAAACAGGAGACATTGAGAATGCCCTGTAATCACTTGATGGACTCGCGCCAAGCAATCTGCGCTTCTCCTCAAAAGAAGGGAAGAACTCTTTATACGGCACAAGACGCTCTAACGAGCCAGTATACTGACCACCAAGAGCAATGGGATACGTCGCATGTTCTCTGACAGGCGCTTCAATAACCTTTCCTGTCGGATCAAGCTTGCCAATCGTAAAGCCAGCGCCACCAAGAGGCTCCTCTACCAGACTAGGCTCAGTGATAGCAAGCCTTGCCTGCGCCACATCAGGAAATCCCATATCTCTAAATTTGGTAGTTCCCATGCGATTGACAAAAGCCTTACGCAACTCACCCCTGCTTGGATCAAGTAATTGTTGGCGCATTGCTTCTACGTCATCAAGCCCAACAAAGTCCTTGCCCGGAATGTTATGCGGCTTTTTAGGATCTGGCGCAAAGTTTTTTAACTCTCGCGTAAACTCTTTCTTCGCCTTCTTCGTCATCGAAGAGGGATCGAATTGCTGCAACAGAGTTTCAGTAACCATCGTATTGAAGTCAACATTGGTCGGAGAGCCAATAACATTGACGCCATAAACAGGTCTACCAGATTCTCCGGCAAACTGAGCCTGCTTGCTCAATCCACTGATTACGCCCTTACCAGACGCCCATATCGCACTCTTGCTTGGATCATCTTGCGTATGAGTCAGCATGTATTCCGGCCCACCCTCCAGCGTTACAGGACGCGCCAGCTTCTGTCCGCCAATATCAGTCAAGATGCGACCAGCAGCAGCCCTGTCACCCACCAAAGGAATAGCAATACCGCCTTGCAATTGTTCCGGCGAGATAATCTTTCTCGCGGCCTTCTTGATGGTCGGATCCTCAACCGTCTTGAATTCCATGAACGGCACAGGCGTCTGCAACTTCACACCGCCGCCAATAGGATGATAAAGACCCGCAGCCTCCTGCGCGGCTTTTGCCCTCGTCCCCTTGGCGATGTTCCACAACTCCAGTGCCTTCTTGATGTCTCCCCCTACCGACTTCTTCTGCACCTTCTTGTTCATCACAGCCATGTGCATGGCGTCTAATGTAGGTTTATTGGGCATAAGGATTTCCCCGCTTTTGGCGAACTTCCTGAACGTAATCATCGTCATCATAGCGAGGCGGCGGGTCAATGTCCAACCACCCAGCGTCACGAAGATACCGCAAACCCTGCGAGGCTGCGTCCACCATGTCATCGTGCGTACATTCGGGGAAGCTGCATATCTGGCTGACAAAGCCCTCTGCCCAATCCCTGACGTATCCCTTGCGGTTGCTGGATTCAGGGATCCATACCCGCTTGGCTTGGATGATGTTCGCCACGATAGACAGCCTCTGCGTCTTGTCTGCGCGACCGGGGTTATACGCCTGCACCGGCAGATATGCCCTCTGCAGGTCTTGTATCAGCGATATACCGGCAGACTTGTCTTCCACAAGGATCAGGTCAACCTTTTTGCCGCCGATAGACTTCCCCTCTTCCACGCCGTAACTGACATCATACTCAGCGATGACTTTCGGGCGCAGGTCAGGATACTGCAGCCTCTCATTCCATACGTCGATCACCATCACGGACATCGGCGCATCCAGCGGCTTGAATACACCTAGCACGATACACGCCGTCGGATCATTAGCCGTCTTGTCACTTGTTGCACAATCATACGACTGGATGATGTATTCAAACTTCGGCAGCGGTTTCTCGGCAGGCCACAACTGGAACCATTCCCGCTTCACGATGCCACCCTCTTCAGGGTCGATAATCTCGGCGTAAATCTCCTGCCTGCCCAGCTTCGTCCCCTCATACTGCAGGATCTGCTTCTGGAAGGTCGGGGAAAGGTTCGCCAGATTCGCGTGAGTACTGGCGCGGGTCACAACTACGTCATCGCCCTCCCTGCCATTAAGCTCGATAAGCAGGTCTTTGGGCTTCGGCGTGGTCGAGCATATGATCCTTGTCCGCTTTCCGAGGCGGACAGATAGCATGATTTGATCCCATGCGTCTTGAAGGTAATCCCACGCGGCTAATTCTTCGCAGAGCGCACCCACCCATTGCGGCCCACGAAAACGCTCTGGCTCAGATGCAGGTATTCCCTTTATTAAGCTACCATTGGTAAGAGTTAGTTCATGGAGGGACTTGTTATAGTCTTTGATCAGCGCCTGCGGGATTACATTCAGAAAGCCGGACTCGCCCTCAAAGACAGTCCCGCGAAGGTCAGAACTTGTTGGGGCAGCAGCCAGCCATCGCGTCTTAGGTTCAGTCCATGCCCACCAAGCAATCTGCTCGGTTGCTGCTCTCGTCTTGCCTGCGCCCCGCCCTGCCTGCAGCAGCCAGATAGCCCACCACTCCCCCGGCGGCACAATCTGGTGTTTATGCGCCTTTGTCAGCCACTTTGTCCGCCACTCGAAAGCAGCGCGGGTTTCTACCGGCAATAATTCATATTGCTTGCGGACATCATCAGATTTTATGATGCCTGCAAGATTGCTCATTCTTCGGACTGGCGGCTAAGTTCTAGATGTCGCAATATTTCATCAAAAATATTGGACTCGGTCTTAATTGCGCCACCCTCCGCACCAGTCAACTCATGCCGCTGAACCTCACACCACCTCATCTGAGCCTTAGTCCACCAAATCATCGCGGTCGTATCCCCACCCTGAGCTTTGTTAAACAGGGTTTTTGCAATAGTGGCAGACGCCTTAGCCTTTCCCAGACCCAGTTCTTTACCGTAATACTTGCGGAGCGTTTCGTCGCTTATCCCTATCAATGCGCCTATCTGGTCATGAGGCAAACCCAATCCAGCAGCCTGCTCTACCTGCTTTCGCAAATCATCAGTAGGTTTGTGTGCTTTTTGTGCCATTTTGTGTAATTTCTTTTGTTAAGCCAATCATGCAGCTTGTTTAACTGGAATGAAAGGTTCTCCGGTAGATTCTAGTATTGCTGTCTTTCCGGTGAATTCTTGCCATCTTTGGACAATAACATCACAGTATTTAGGGTCAATTTCCATTCCAAAGCATTGTTTATTCAGTTTTTCTGCGGCGATCAATGTGGTTCCTGTTCCGCAAAATGGTTCATACACTGATTTTGCGGTATCACATAGTTTTTCCATAACCCATAAAGGCACATGAACTGGCATGGTTGCCGCATGAATTGATGAAAATTCATTATCTCGTTGCGGAGGTGCCGTATATACAGATTGAATTGTTCCGCGCCAACTGCTACAAGGAATCGCCCTGCTAGCATTATCATCGCCAAAAATTACCATCCATTCGTATCTGGATGCCATGACTCCAGCAGCCATCGGCGGAGCGGCATGGCCTTTATCCCAAGTCACAATATCTGCAAGACGATTAATTCTGTCATTAATCCATGACATTAAATTTCGCTTGTTCCCGGCGAGCGGCTGGACATTTACCACCCATCCTTTTGTTACGATTCCCAAAGAGGCGTTCCACCATCCAGACATAAGATCCGCCCACGAATCAGCGTCATCCTTATGCGTTTCGTAAGCATTTTGCTTTGATTTCATTGATTTATTTCCACTCAGCGCAACGGATTTACCAAGCGCGTACGGAGGCGATGTAAAACAAATATCAGCCTTGTGATCATCCATTAGCCTATCAACATCATCCACAGAAGTTGAATCTCCGCACATAATCCTGTGATTGCCCAAAATCCATATGTCACCATGTTTGGTTATCGGGTCGGCAGGAGTTTCAGGAACAGCATTTTCGTCCGTCAATCCTTCCACCTGTTCCGGCGTGAGAAGATTCTTGATTTCTTCAGGGCTGAATCCCGTTAGATTCAGGTCAAATTCCATTTCCTGAAGGTCTTTTAATTCCAGACGTAAAAGGTCATCGTTCCAGCCAGCATTTAACGCCAGCTTGTTGTCCGCGATGATGTATGCTTTTTTTTGGGATTCGGTCAGATGTTCCAGTCGTATACACGGAACATTATTGAGACCTAGCTTTCTGGCGGCGAGAACACGCCCATGACCAGCAATGATTCCATTGTCGGAATCAACTAAAACAGGATTGGTAAATCCAAATTCCTTAATACTCCCAGCTATTTGCACGACCTGAGCATCATCGTGCGTTCTGGAGTTACGGGCAAACGGTATTAGCTTCTCAACTGGGATATATTCTATTTTCGATTCAGAAGGCGTTTTGGCGGGTTTTCGGGGCTTTTTGGGGCTATCCCCTTCCGGCAATGCCTGAGCCTCTCCTGAGCCGTTCTGTGAGGTTTTGGGCATATCGTCCGTTCCTTTTCCCAAAGTAATTGGCCCCTCCCTGATAAAAGTGCCGGTTACTGATCCGGCGTTGTGCTGACCCCACTGGAGGAGGAGGGGGAGGGTCGCCAACAGGTTTACCGCGCTTTTCCGGCGCGGGAAGCACAATCGTCCCAATCGCTTTCGCGGAAAACGGACGCATCATGCCTCTTTAAATGTAATTATATATTTTTTTCCTTTCCTGTCAACTAGAAGGGAGCCTTTTCTGACTCTTTATAAGCCAGTTCCCGTAGCTGCTTTTCTGTCAGCGGCTTTGGCGGCTGGAAAGGCCATGTCTTGGGTAACGTGTTCATGCCGCCTCCTTTTCGACCGGAATCTCAATCTGATCCAGCGCAAATTGCATACGCGCAATCAGGCAAACAAGTTCGCCATACCCTTGCACTGGGGCAGACGATGAATCCCGAAATGTTTTCAAAAAATTTACAGCCATTGCCACATCGCTTGCTTTCATGATTCCTCCATTTTTAAAAGTTCGTTGATAGCTTCCTGCTCCGTTGCGCCCCAGCCTACAGGGTCGCCCTCGTCGTATCCCTCACGGACAGCACTCCAGTCGTATCGCCGAATAGGGATAGGCGGGTAAACAAAAGCGGTTATGATTTTCATGCTTGCATCCTTTCTTTCGCAGCTTCATCTTCCTCTGCCGCAATCTCTGCCAGCTTGTTGTCGATGAACTCAATACCATAGGTATTATTGGTAAAGAAGTCGATAGCATAATCCTCAACCTCCTTTACCAGTCGATAACGGCAGTCGATACGGACATCCTCGTTACAGGACAGCATACCTGCAACCGTGTCGGGATCGAGCGTTCCTTGATCCATCATGCAGTCAACAATATCTGCCATCGACAGATAGCGTCGAATTCCGCTGGTGATGTCGTCGGCCATTTCTGCGATCAGTTCTTTGCGATTCATATTATTTCCCCTCAGCTTTAGCGATTGCTGCGCGGGCTATAGCGAGAACATCGTCAGGCGTTCCGGTGTCGTATTCGCACATTGCTTTCAGCGCATCCAGCAGTTCCGGTGCTGCGTTATACATCGCCAGCAGCTTGCGTTGCTCTGCCTCAAATTCTGCGATCAACACTTGCTCAAGCGGCGCAGGGGCAATCGAAATTTTGATTTGCGGTTTCATATCTACTCTCCAGTTGATCACTGCGTGATTGCAGTGAGTGATGTAACTTTAAGGCACACAATCCACCCTGTCAACACCTTTTTTTCCAACATTCGCACATTTTTTTAGGGGTCGAATGTCAGAATATTCCATACCAGTGGTAAGTATATGTAAGTTAAACAAGTTTTCCCCATTTTCACTTGACACAGCCTGACACAGCCTTTAGGATTCGCGCATCTACAGGGGTGGCACCTTGTAGTAGCTTCCAACAGCGCACCCGAACCCATTGTGGAGCGGGCTTCGTCAAAGCTGCGGATAAATGGTTGGACATTTTCCGTATGCGGCAGCCAAGCCCAAAGCTCGTTCCACAATGGGTTTTGTCTTTTTTGCCCCCGCCCGTACTCCGCACGATAGCAAGAGCCTGCATGGGCGGCGCGGAAGAAAACACAGGCTTCGGATTCACCCCCGATCAACGCCTCCCAGCCTGTCAACGAGGGACTGGACAAGATATGGGTACCAAGGTGAGACAAGGCCCATACCGATGAATCGTTGCCGCCACGGTATTCTGGCAGGAGAGTAGCTGTATAACCTCCTGTGGGAAAGAGTGATGCACCGCTAATCACCCTTGGGGAATCTATTCCTTAACGAATGTCCCATCCGCAAGCAGAGTCCCTTTCCTATCCTTGATCTGGGCATAAGCAAATTCCAAGCAATCTGTTACCCTCAGATCCTTCAGCGCGCAGTAGTTGATCAGGCATACCACAACGTCACCTACGCCATCTGCAATCTCAGGAATGTTTTGCTGGCTCTCTGCCTTAAAGAGTTCAGCCAGTTCCTCCAGAGCCTTGTTAAGCTGTGCCTGCGGTTTTGCATTCGGGATAATCTTGCGGTCAGATGCCCACTTGATTACCTTTGTTTCCAGTTCTTCAAAGTTCATATTGCCTCAGAATTGTTAAAATTAAAAATCTGTTGCTTTTGCAAGGCTACGCAGACTTTTCATTTTTCTTCTGCTTCTAGACCACATAGATATTTCTTCTGGGTGATAGCAATAATACGCCTGTGTTTTTTTATCATATTCAGACACAACTTTTAGGTAACAATCTGCATAAAGAAATCAGGGATATTTATATTTATGT